GTCACGTCAGGCAGAAACGCCCGGAATTTCCCAGTGGCGATGCCGAGAGAGAAGGGGGCGGGTACAAGTTAAATGTTTTTAATTTTCGTGGTATAAACTGCAGAACAAACAAACACAGACAAACACAAACAGACAAAAGGGACCAAACAAAAGAGAGGGCAAAACTCAGAGGAACAGCGCCTCCAGATCCATGAGCACGGAATCGAGCATTGAGTTGCCCGCGGCTTTGAGGCCTTTAGTTGCAAAATCGCCAAAAGACTTCTCCACCTTAGCGGAGAACGAAGCGGGTGACCCGTCGTGGATGTCGCCGACCTTATTCTAAAAAGACTGGACGGCGGCAGTGACCTTAGGGTTGACGGGGGGATCTTTGGGCGACAGGTCCTCATAGCCAGAAGTAAAATAGAGAAGCTCCACAGCCATAACAAGCTCAATGGTGATGGCCGTCTTGGAAGCAACTCCTCCGGTGATCTCAAGGATGATGGTAGACCAAGAATTATTGGTAGTGCCAACGGAGTAGAATGAGCGTCCGTTGGTGCCGACGGGGCGGAACAAAATGGTACGTTGCGATCCAGTGGAAAGGGGGAAGGTTTGGACCTCATTCCCATCAAGGAGGATTTCGGGTCGGGTACCATTCACGCTAGGGGCCAAGCTGTGGGTGGTGACGACGAGTTCCCCTGAGGTATCGGGGACAGCGGACGTACAGCAGACGCGCACACCAGCACACACTGGGCGGAAAGAAGAAGCATTGGTAAAAGAAGCGGCTACGGGGGCAGCGGTGTAGGCCGCGGCCCAGGTAATTGTTCCGGCGGCAACAGTCCCAGAAAGAAAGGCTCCGGCAACGGTGGGTGAAAGGGCGACAGCAAGGTTCCCGCTGGCATCACATTTGAAGGTGTATAAAGAGCGGACAAAGTAGGGGATGGAATTATCGTTCTGTCCATCGGGCCACTTACAGCCGCGACACGCTGGATCAAATGGATTCGACAGGGCACAGCATGCTTTCATGTCAGCCCCGTTGTTGGCTGGGAGCCGAGGAAACCCGCTCTGAAGCGCCGACCGATAGCCCGGGACCGCCCAGCCCCCGTTGGTACGGGGGCGGGGGGTGCGACGGGCGCGGCGGGGTTTCCTCCGCTGGGGAGGCATGGGTGGATTCCTGGGTTGGGGCCGAGGCGGTGGGGTTTTGTTTTGTTTGGGCATCGTAGAAAAGCTGACAGGACACTCCGTAAAACTCACAATCACACATGGGCAAATTTAATGTAATTTGAAAACGACTCAGCTAGGCGGCGCGCTGGTCTTGCCACCGCTAGCCTTTTTGGCTCGGAAGGCCGCGGCGCGGGACATAGAATGTTTCTTGCGTCCGGTGGCAGGTTGGGAGTTTTCAACGTGGATCGTGGTATCCGCGACAACAACCGTTCGTGAGGGCTAAGGCACGGGCAACGGGTCGCGGAGCAGTGGGGGAGTGAGAAGATCGTCAGGATTGGTGGAAATGGCCCATTCAATGAATGGGTCAAGGTTAAAGCCTAAATCGTTAACTGCCGCGTCCATCCACTCGGCAGGGCTATTCGGGTACTAGACTGATTCATCAAATTTGGAGTTGTAAGGGCGCAGTGAGTCGACCGGTGCGACATGGTCGTAC